CACGGCTATAACTCTTACACAACCACCCACCTTTAACGCGAATGTATATCTCCTCTATCTCATATCGCTTAAACGGTTCAAAGGTTGCAGGGTCATACACACTAAAAAACTCTGTCATATCTTTTACTTTATTGTAAAATCTATCTTTCATCTTCTTACTCTTGTCACTCTTCATCTTCGCGTACAACTCTCTAGCCGTCTTACGGTATCGGTAACAGACAAATTGAACATCAGAAGGATTGGTAGCCGAGGGGTCAAACGCTATGTTAACAGGGTTCTCATAATTAATTATCTGCTTCTCTTTAATCGGACACCAATACTGGCTAACAATTCCCACGGGGAAAATCAACATCGACAAAAAAGCCTTAGAGAGTTCTAAGTAAGGTTTAGAGCGTTCCCACTCATGCGAACACGCTATGCGTAACTGTCTAGCCCTCTCATCATCCTCTTTCCCCAGCTTCTCAATGGTCATAGGAAACTTGTTACTCAAAAAAGAGGTGGTAAAGATAGAACGAATAATCTTAATAACATCATGCCCTATAGGCGTTATCTTATTGGCTCTCTTTTTATTTTTAGCCTTTTTCTTTTGGTTCTCATCGCCAATGGTCTCAAAAAGATTTTCATACTTAATCCAATCTTCTTTATACTTATCCACTATCTGAAACGAACTCTCAATCAATCTATAATCTAAATCATCTGCTTCTACTAACATGCTCTACTCCTAATCATATAATGCCTCATCCTCATCATCCTCATCATCCTCATAACTCACACTAAACTTATTGTACTTCTCATGGTACGCCAAAGCGTCCATCTCATCATCTTCCCCACTGTCAGCCTCAATGTCAAAACTATTTAACTGAGCCTCTAAAACAGAGGTGTTAGGGTCAGAAGAGTTGAACCAGTACTTCCCTTGAATGAACGAGGGTTGAAGATTACCAATCCGAATGTTCTTACCAACACCCTCATGGTTCAACCCACTTACAGGGATTCTCACACCCTCCTCTTTTTGTAAAACCTCTATCGAGGAGTGAAAATCATTCTGCATACCCCCCTTTTCAATCCCAAACATCAAAGGATAAAAAGTTAAATAAGTCTCTATCGCGTAAACACCTTTCTCAAAAGGATTCCAATACCCACTCTTTATCTCTAAAACATACTTATTACCCTCTGCATCCGTAGCCACAGTAATCAACGCCGACCTATCGCCACTCTCACCACCACTTGCCACATCCATTGTGGTTCTAATGGTACAGGCATCTAAACTAAGCTTCGTCCCATCATTAAAAACAATATTTTTAGGTTTTCGTATAACGATACGAATAGAACCCAAAGCATTTTTAATCGTGCGTACTTCTACTTTCTCATCATACTCAACATGAGAATAATATTTAAAGTACTCCTCTTTAAAAAGTATCTTCTCATCAGCTACTGGCTTATTCATGTACTCTCTAAAAAAAGAACTTAATCTACCACGTTTAGCATACGCTCCTTTTATTTGCCCTATACGCTCTAAAGAGAAACGAGTACGCCAAGCACTCTTACCATCTTGAATAATAGGAATATCCAACGTCACATAATCATCATCGTGCATACACCTATTAATCAAACTATCTTTGTGAATAATAGTCCCCAAGTAAATCAACCGACCATGTTCAGGGTGAAGACCAGGAACTAAATCTTCATCAAACCAAAGCTCTAGCTTCTCTCTTAGCTTCTTTTTTAAAACAGAGTAATTCCCCTGCTTAGACTCCAAATCATCCACAACAATCAAAGTAGGACGACCAAAATCAGCCGTTTTACCTCTAGGGTCTTCACCTGCTCCAATGGCTTCAACCACACAAGTGTAAATCCCATCAATAATCACTTCAAAAAAATCATCTTTTGTCTTGTCACCCATCACTACCGAGTAACCTTTTGACTGCATCGACATTAAAATCTTTTTAATATCTCTAGTAAAGCCCATAGCTTTATCATGATTTTTAGAAACTATCTGAGTATAAGGCTCTTTATTTAAAAATATCTCTGTAGCCACATAAGACTTTGTGACAATAGTAGTTTTAGAAGCTCCACGAAAAATAGCAATTGCAGTAAATCGGTGACGCTCTTCAATTTTATCAAGCAATGTTAAGTGAAATCTTGGAGTTTTTGTTCCCTTTTCAAAAATTTGAGGAACAACATTTTTAACAAGACGTAACCGTTTAATAGGTTGTATGTAAGGAGGTCTACTACTCATCTATCTCAACCTCAATAGTTTCATCATTCAGAGCCTTAAGCACATCATCACTATTGGTTAACTTCGTAGCAGATAAAAGAGCTTGTCTATCTAAAAGTTTATCTTCACGATTTGCTGTAATTTCCAAGAATTTCAAGACAAATTTTTCTTCATTATGCGTTAAGTAATTACCACTAGCCAACTTGTCTGTATATCTTTGAGCCTGAGCTTCTAAAATAATATAAGCCGTACTTTTTAATCGTTCATTGGCTTTAAAATCATCAATTATCTTTTGAGTAGCAGCGTTTTGAGAAGAGACTTCAATTAAATTCTTTACCTCTTTATCCTCACTCAGTGTCAAATCTACCTTTTGAGAGATTTTATCTTTCCACCCAAACTTAACAGCCCAACGACCCACCGAACTTTTAGACGCTTTCAACCCTAACTTATTACACTCTTCAGCTACTTGATTAAAGGACATAGGCATGAAGCCGTTATCCATATCAGCAGACTCATAGTAAATATCAAAGGCTTTTTGTTGGGTAGAGTTCATTCCATTCATAAAGAGAGTATAAAGAAAAAATTAAATTATTTTGTTACCTCCCCTTTCTTTGTCAAAAATAAAAACAAAAAAAGGAAGGAATATTACGCAAGTAGCAAAGCTACCATTTTAAAGGGGAGATAAACCTGCCGTGTAAAAAACACATGGAGTTGACAAGTTCAAGAGAAGTATAGAGAGGTTAAGCGTTTTTTTTGTTACTAAAAGAGTTAATAGACGGAACAGGCGTTCTCTTTGTTACCCCCTCACGACAAGAGTCCTCTGTTACACTTATATATCTCATTGTCGTGACCTCTTTTTTATGACCAATAATTTTTTGAATGGTCTTAATCGAAACTCCATTATCATGTAGCTCTGTAATGTACCCTCCTCTGAAAGAATGAGTACTGTAGTTCTTAGAGCCTAAAGCCTTATGAATAATATCATTTAACAAGCGTAATATAGAACTACCACTGTAACGACTCATCGGACGACCCCAAGAGCGAATCACAAAGAACCTATCCTCTTCCAATAGCTCTTCTCTAAAGACCTCTTCTAAAATCCCAACTTGAACAGGGTCAAGATACGCCTCTCTAGGTGTCTTATTCTTAGTATCATTACTCAAAGAGATAACCTTTTCTGTTATCGCTTTTCTAATGTCATAAACTTTCAAATCAGAAGCTTCATTTGTCCTAAACCCAAAGTAATACAACAGATAAAAAGCTTTTATCGCATTCTGCTTCGTATGCTCCACCATATTACTATCTACAATATACTGAATAATCTTCTCAAACTCTTTAACTGTAATGTTCTTTCTCTCCAGTGCTTTACCTGCTGGACGACCTACTTTTCTTACCATTCATAACCCCTTTAACTAACTATTTTATAAAAATACAATTACGATTATACAGTAATTAAAAAGTATTTTTTTACTATTTTTTAGTATATTATTAATTATATTTAGTTTCACTTAATATTTAAAGCTAGTTTAGGTAAAATAAAATTCAATCAAAACTAGGGTATTTCAACAATGTATAATAAAAGTGATTTAAGAGAATATATTAAAATAGTTTTACAAGAAGACGGCATGGCAGAGAGTACTGCATCAAACATCGCAAGTGGCACACAAATAATGGATAAACTAAGCAGAGCCACAAGACTATCCCAAGCCCCCTACTACCTAAGCCCCTTAGTATGGCAAGACATCTACAAGGGTAGTAATAGGGTAGAGAAGAAAAGCTAAATCACTACCCCACCCCACAAAACAGCAATCTAAAATAAAAATAAAGAAAATCCCTTCCTCTCAGCCATAAAACAACAAAAACAACCAAAAACATACTTAAACTCACTCAACCCCACGAAACAACACTTTTAAACCTTAAATATTTTTAGATAAAATACATAAAATTACTCAATCCTACATGAAAATACTTAATTTTACATTCTGTGGGTAGGCATAAGGTAGGAAGATGAAGCTGGTTAAGGGGTATACTGGAGTTTATAAAAATGAGCTTGAAAACGGCGATATAGCGTATCATATTACTTGGAAATGGGATGGTAAAAAAGAGTGGCTTAAAATTGGGTTGCACTCTGAGGGTATTCGATTAGCGTATTGTAAAAAAAGACGTTCTGCGATAATGGTGGCTTTGCGTAATGGAGAAGTCCCACCTACAACATTAAAAAACAAAATTAAATTCACGCTTGACCAAGTAGCCGATGAATTTTTTATCAAAAAAGCCTATACTTCGCATACAAAAAGAACAATCGAGGGGAGATATAGAAATCACATCTCCCCTGCTCTAGGTAAGAAGCAGATAGAATCTATAACTTTAGATGATGTGGAAGCACTGCATAAAGCAAAAGATAATGATGAAAACTGCTCTAACAAATCTGTTCAGCTCATCATGGAACAACTTAGTGCTATTTTGAACTATGCTATTTCGGTAAAAAAATATCACAAAGAAAATCCCTGTAAAGCCATAAAACTTAAAAAAGTAGACAATGCACGGCAAAGGTATTTAAACAAACAAGAGATAGAGCTACTGCTTGAGAGAGTGAGTGAGAACAAAAACGCCTATCTCTTCACCCTACTCTCTTTAAGCACTGGTGCAAGACTCGCCGATGTTTACAACATGAAGAAAAAACAGTTCAATTTAGAAAACAGAACCGTAACCATCAAAAACACCAAAGGGAAAACAACCTATCAAGCTTTTTTAACCAAAAGAGTTTTAAAAGTTTTAAACCTAACAGAGCTTGAACCAAATGATATTTTATTTGATGTGAGTCAAAGAGTCATTGAGCGTTACATGAAAAAGGTGTTTGATGAGTTGTTTAATGTGGGGCTAGATGCTAAAGATGCTAAGAACCGTGTGGTAATTCATACGCTTAGACATACTTTTGCCTCTCTTTTGGCGATTAGTGGAACGCCTATTTTTACTATTCAAAAGTTACTGGACCATAAAGACATTAAAGACACGTTACGTTATGCCAAACTCTCACCCGATAATGGGCGTGAGTTTGTTGAGAATTTGTTTTAGATGATTTTTAAGCTCGTTATCTCTGCACCATAGGTTAGCAAGTCCATCTCTGCTAAAACTTCATCTAAATTATAAAGTGCTACATCTTTGAAGCCTTTACGCTCCTTGATAAG